TTCTTCTTTTGGTCACGTAGATGTCGTTAGACCATTATTAAAAGCAAGGAAGAAAAAGCTTGAACAACTTTGTCAAAAAGCTTGCGTCAATTATTGCATTGACAAATCTAATTTTGACATCGAAAAGTCAAGAGCCTATATTCGTCATTCAGTTATTCCTATTTTGGAAAAACTAAATCCGGCTTTTGTTGAACATGTTGCAAAAACAGCAATGCACATGCAGAGTATTGTCGAGAAAGATAAATATGGTAAAAACACTAGAACAAAAAAATATTCATCTTTCGTCTCAAATCAATAAAGACAACATTATGGAAAATAAAATTCAGCAAGATGTAAAGCTAGATTTTTGTGATGTTCTAATAATCCCAAAGTCTACTAGGGTAAGCAGTCGAAAAGATGTAGAGCTTGATACTGAATTAATCTTTAGAAAAGCTGGTTTTTATCTAAAATGCATACCTGTTTGTGCATCAAATATGGATGGGGTTGGCACTATATCTATGGGTAAAAAACTTTCAACTCATAAAATGTTGACAAGTTTAACCAAGCAGACTACCATAAAAATGTTTGCAAATGATGATTATGAAAAGTGCGATTATATTTTTGGAACTTTTGGCCTTGATGATGATAGCAAGTCTATCTTGCTTAACAAAAATGTAGAAAAGTATTTTTCAACCATTTGCCTTGATGTTGCAAATGGATATATGAGCAAATTTTTAGACTTTGTTTATTTAGTCAGAAAAAAATGGCCTCATATTGGCATACTTGCCGGAAATGTAGTCACTCCAGACGGAGTGAATGACATAGCTACTGCTGGCGCTGATTTCATAAAGGTTGGAATCGGTAGCGGCTCTGTCTGCACTACTAGGCGCGTTGCAGGCATTGGGTATCCTCAGCTTTCTGCCCTGCTAGAATGTCGTGTAGCCGCAGAGGAAAGTAATTGTGGCATCGTCAGCGATGGCGGGTGCGTGCATCCTGGAGATGTTTCTAAAGCTTTTTCTGCAGGTGCTGAGATAGTTCTTCTTGGCGGCATGCTTGCAGGTCATGATGAGGGGGCAGATGATGCAGTTATCATTGACGATGGAGAAAAAAGAAGATTTGTTTTTTCTGGTTCTTCTTCTTCTCGTGCATTAAAAAAAATTGGAAATAATTCCAAATACAGAACATCTGAAGGCCGTGTTGTAATCATGGATGCAAAAGGTTCAGTTGAAGAAACTATAAGTCACATTTTGGGTGGCTTGAGATCTACTTGTTCTTATACAGATTGTTTTGATTTAAAAGATTTATATACGAATTCGAAGTTTATTCGCGTTAATAGACAACTTAATGAATACTTTGAACATCACACAATAGGTGTTTAAGCAACATCTCGGATTGCGTCTCACTTCTTGGCTATCAAGGATATATATAGTTGTGACATTAGTGAAAATGTCGCTTTAGGTTGAAAAAGGAGAAAAAATGGAAGAGCGTGAAAAGCAAAAGGTAACAAACGGCGACATTGAATTTGCAATTTTTTTGGCCGAGTCTGAAGATATGAAAGAGAAAGAGAAGTCGTTTCTTTCTCCAGGAAATATTTTTAGAATTTATCTTGAGACTTCTTATGAAGATGAAAATGAAGATTGCGAAGCTTCCGTTGTATATAATGTGTACGCGTGTGTTGATGGCTTGTACTTCATGCTTGCGACTTTTGAGAGTAGATCAGATGCAGTAAGATTTGCAGAGAATTCATGCATTCAAATTGAAAAAAGCTTAAAACAGCATTTAATGACTTCTGTTTCTTTTATTAATTTTAAAAAGGAAGATTGCGATGAATAAGACTGGAAGAAGAATGTTGAAGGTACGTAAAAAGCGCAAAGAAAGAATTAAGGCTAAGCGCAACAGGGCTATTATGGAAGCACAGATGAAAAAAGAAGCACGTTCTCGCCGTCGCAAGAATGTTTCTTCTCAGACTGGTAAGTCATCCATGTGATGCAGTGCTGACTGAGGTATAAACCAGGCCTTTGGTCTATTGCTGTATGTCTTAGTCTCATGTGAATATCTTTCTGATCCCCTAAGCCAGCCAGCAATATTATACTTACATCCGCTCCCGGTCACAAGAACGTAGATCTTGTGATCGGGATCGTCTTTTCTCAATATTAGATCAAAATGATGCTCCCTGCGCGTTCTTACTTCATAGTTTTTAACATCAGGCACAGATCTAAAAGTATTAACTGTCAAGGCCTCATCGCTGCCAATGAACTTACGAAAAGCTATTTCTCCTCTTGCGCCCAAAAGATGATATTCTAAATTTTTTAATTTAGAAGCTCCATGCTTGTCGTGCAGACCTAGTTCATGTGCTCCAATAATCCTTTTTTCAGCTAAATCGCAAGCTTCGCTTAGTTCTTTTTTATTTAAAATTATTTGTTTTGTTACCTGTTTCACTTGACTACTCCAGCGTATGACCGTACAATTCCTGTATGAATCAAATTGAGTCTATGCGTAATATGTTATCGACTAAACAGCAAGTCTGGGTGCGTCATGTTGCCAAGGGTCGCGCTCGCCATAAGTCACGAGCAAGACTACTAGAGCTTTATGATGATTATGCAATCATTAAGCCTATTAAGCATGGTGGTCGTGTTGAAAAAGTATCGGTAAATACGATAAAGTTATGGCACAGCATGAATAACAAAATTGGCAACCTATATGAACAGGCATAGACCTTGGATATTTTTTCACAAGTCAGCCAGTATAAAGCAAAGTGATTTAGAACTTAATTGTTGGAAGCACGCCTTCAGCGAAAGTTTCAATACTTATTTGATAGATGAGTCAAAAAGTAAGTTTGGTTTTAATAAAATTGATTCTCATCTTTTTGACATTATAAATAATAATATTAAAAGCAAGGAGAACTTTTTGTGTTCTTTTAATTTTGGAGAATCTTTTTTCCCAAAAGATTCATTTAATTTCTTAAAAAAACATGGTTTAAAGAGATTCTGCGTATTGCCTCCAGGAAAGATATTAAATAGCATATATGAAGAGATATCTTTAGGACTTTTTGATGGAGTATTCATTGATTCAGTAAGTGATTTTTTTAATTTTAGATCTTTAGTTCAAGAAATAAATCCATTTATGAATGTCTTTGTTTATGATAATATGCGTATTTCATTAAAGCAGCAGGTTGGTAGTAATTGGAATATATTGTATGAAACATCAGAAAATGAAGATGTAGTTTTAAAAAGTCAATTAAAAAATTTTAGTAGTCTTGGATTCGAATGTTCTTTGGAAAGTCTAAATGAATATGAGCCAGCAAAACCAGTAAATGGGTGGATAGTGTTGCCTCAAATGTCTAAAAATTTATCTATTATAAAAAAATCAGTAGTTCTTTGTGAAAGTGGTGAAAGCGTATTTGTTCCAAACGAAATGTTTAATACGATAAAATGTTGTATTCCATATAAATCCATAAAAGACATAAAAAATTTGTCGATAAATAATAATATTACGATTAATAAAAAGTTTAAATGCTCTGATAGCGCAGATTTTGTTATGAAAATGCTTTCTATAATTAATGGGAGTTAATATGAGAGAAATAATGTGGTCAGTTTGTAGTGGAGACGCCTGCCTTCCCCTGCAGGGTTTTGTGAGCTCAATTAGATCTGCTGGTAATCAGCACGAATTTGTAGTTTGGTCTGATTTTGAAATATCTGGTGCAACCAGTATCCCATTAGATGAATCTATTAAGTTTGACCCAAACGGTATGTGGAAATTTGAATATATGCTTAAAGCTCACGAAAAGTATCCAGATTCTATACTTTCTTATTGGGGCACTCATCATTACATGACTCATAATTTTACACAATCATTTGATGATTTTATGGGAGAAGAGAATTGTGTATCTTTCTTAGAGTCTAATTTGATGGGTGGCAATTTGCAGAGAAATAGCTGGAATGACATTAACGTGCTTCAATTTTCTGACTCTGTCAGAAGTTTTGGGAATTTATCTAATAGTTGCTATAATTTAAATGCAAATCACTTTTTTATAAGACCTGGTTTTGTAAAAGATTTTTATACAATGGTGTCAATAGTGACGATTCACCTGAGACAGAGGGGTATAAAAGTGAATGATGAAATGGTTTTATCTGCAATCATGAATACAAATATGATTAATAAAGAAAAATACTTAATTTCTAAAAACAGTGATTTATACGGAATTGATATTACTGGAATTTTTTCTGAAAAACTTCCAGACGGATCACATTGGATTTCAGAAGATTACTTTACGGGTATAAAAACTGAGATTAATCCTAAGATGGTTTTTTGTCCATTAAATAGAAATAATTTAAGGAATTTAGGTAGACAGCATCTTGGTAAGCGCATATCTAAAGCATCTGCTGGTCAACCAGTAAACAAGGGCTGTGGGGCTTGTCAAAGGTCTAAACCTCAAATCAAAGAGGATGTACAGTCTAATCCTTAGTATATATGAATATGTCTGCATAAGGAGAAAATTAATATGATTATAAAAAGTTTTTTAACTATTCAGAATCAACTTCGCATACTTCATTGGCAAACAACTTCTTACGCACAACATAAGGCATTAGGCAGCGCCTATGAAGGTCTTGATGCTTTGATAGACGACTTTATAGAAGTTTTTGCAGGAAGCGACAGATCAATACTTGAAGTAGGATCTTTTGAATGCAAATGTCATTCAATTGAGTCTATTTCCCCTATTGATTTTATGAATAGTGTTGAAAAATTTATATCTGAAAGTCTTTCTGACGCTATTCCAGAGGAAAAAACAGATTTGCACAACATCAAGGATGAGATGCTGGCTATAGTTAACAAAACTAAATATTTACTTAACCTAAAATAATTTATGTGTAAAGAAAAAGAAGAAAAAGATAATTTTCCAAGAGATTTTGCTATTCCTGTCATTGATAAGTCTCAACCGGATATAGATATAGAAGACTAGGACAGGTGTCCGAGCGGTTGA